CATCGGGTTGTCGACGAACTCGACAGTCGGCGCGGCAATCCATCGGCCGTCCGCGATCTTGACCGCAACAGGCTTGCCCATCACCTGCACGCGCCCGGGATAGTCAGGCCGGTTGAAGCACAGCGGCCGCTCGCCGTTGATCGCGCGCATGCCGTTCTCGGGCTGCGTCGGGTACTGGATCGGCTGGCCGTAGATGCCGGTCATGCGTGACCCTCTAATAGCCGCTGCTGCCGCTGGGCGTCTTCGATTCGGCGGCAGGCTATGTCGAAGTAATCAGGGTCAAGCTCAATCCCTATGAACTTTCTTGCGGACTCAATTGCAGCAACTCCAGTTGAACCGCTGCCCATAAAAGGATCAAGAATCGTCTGGCTTTCCCCTGAAACAGTCTCAACTATCTTGCGCATTAGTTCGACAGGCTTTTGCGTCTGATGCTCGCGTGATGAGCTGTGAACTCTACTGCAGGTAAGAACGTTTCCATGGCTGGCGCTGTGATAAACAGGAGTTCCGTTTGAAAAGTGCAACGCAAGCTCGTGCTGAGCCCTAAATCCTGTTCCAAGTCCGGCCGAAGGCTTTGCCCATACAATCAGGTTCTGATAACGAAATCCGCTAGATTCAATAGCAGGCGCAAGATGACCTGCCATCCGCCAGTCTGTGAAAGCGGTCAGCGTTCCACCTTGCTTAAGGGACCTGCGGCACCAGCCCGCAACGTTTGACATGAGCCAGCACAGGCCGGCTGTTGTCATGTTGTCGTTTACGAACCATCCAAGTTCACGGACTGTTTCACTGCGAAGACCCATTCCCTTGGCCGCTTGCTTTCCAGATTCACTGAATCCGCCGCTACAGTAAGGCGGATCGGTGATGACCGCATCCACCTTCGGTAGCCCCGGCAGGATCTCGCGGCAGTCGCCCAGGTACAGCGTCGCGTTGCCTATGACTTCGATTCGGCTCACCCCTCCACCCCCTGCCCGCCTGCCCACAGCGCACGCACACGCTCCCATTCCGCGCGGTCGCAGTCATGACCGAGCGTGTGCCACGAGTCGTCGCGAGCTGGGTTGGCTCGGGCTTCGTCGTCATCCTTGAATGCTGCCTCAAGGTCACGCTGAATCACGGCGCGCACGTTGCTCGGCAGCGCCGGCCAGTGCTGCACGAGCCAGTCGGCGCAATCGCTCACGATGTACGTCCTGCGGCCGAGGCAGTACCGAAACGCGGCGATGGCCATCAAGCCATCGCGGCCCAGGTCAATGTGGGCCGGTTTGGATTTGCGCGCACTCACGGCCCCACCCCCTGCCCGTCCTTGGCGATGGCAGCACGTCCAATCGAGCGGAGCGCGCGCTTGGCGATGCCCAGCTCCTTGCGGGCTGCCTTGCGCTCTTGGATCAGTCGGAAGGTCTCTATGCAGTGCGGGCACTGCATGGACTCCAGCTCTTCACGGAACTCTTCCGGATCCTCGAAGTATTCAACCTCCCTGTTCAGCAGCTGCCATAGGTGAGTCTTGAGACGGCCCTTGCTGTCTCGATACTTGTTGCCATGGCCGTCGGCAATCTCAGCTTCGGCCACGCTGCAGCGCGAAATCGAATCGGCTATCGCCTTCGTCGCGGCAGTGACAGCCCGAGACGCGCGCTCGAAACGCACGATTGCAGCAAGCGGCCGGCTCACGACTGCCCCTCCTGCCCGCCTTCCTGCGTGGGCCTTTGCTCGCAGCGGAAGGGGCCGAGGAGGTTGTGGCCGGCAAACCGCTCGGCGCCAGAGTAAAAGTCGATGGCGTCAGGCAGCTTCCAGACCCCGCGCTCGTCCTGCGCTGGGATGCTCTCGAAAAAATCGCAGCGACCGTCTGGGTCCTGCGCCAGCCACTCCGCCCACTCCGGCGCGCCCTCCCACCGCTTCAGGTACGCGGCGCGCTCGGCGTCATCGGGGGCGGCGGCGGGCGCGGGCTCTCCACAGCCAGGCTCGTCGAACCTCGCCGGGCATTCGGCCAAGTCACGCATTCCGCACTCGCACTTTTCATAGGCTGCGGCGGGCGCGGACAGCGGGCTGGTGTACAGGTTGAAGTCGGTGCAGGGGGATGGAAGTTCCTCATCCCGCATCTGCTGCCACCGCTGCAGCGTCGCGATCGCCTCGGCGATGTCCTGGCCCTGATCCTTCGCGCCGCGCGCGCCGGCGCAAAGCAGTTTCTTGGCCGCGTGCTGCAGCGCCGGGTCGGTGACCTCGAACAGGCTCAGCACCCGATAGACATCGATGTGCGTGCAGCCCGGCGGCAGCGCCTTGAAGTAGTGCGGATAGGCGTTCATTCGGCAGCCTCCACCGTCAGCGTCACGCGCTTGTAGAGCAGAGCCGGCATTGCGGCCAGCAGCGCCTTTGGCACGTTCGCGACCTCGATAATCGCTCCGTCCTCGCACTCGATCTGCAGCCTCGGTACATCATCGCCGCCCATCTGCACCAGCGTGCCCGTGATCTGCAACCGCTGCGCCGCCTGCACTGTCTCGCTCTCTTTCACCGCACCACCTCCAGAACCATCACGGGAACGACTCGCACGGCCCGTCCGGCGCTCGGAATCAGCGGCCGCTCGCGGATCAGGCCGCGCTTGCGCAGGCCGACCAATGCCAACCGCACGTTGCCGCGCTCATAGCGCGTTCGGGCCAGTAGGGCGGCAACCTCGTCAGCCGTGGCCGGGCCTGCGTCGATCTCGCTGCACAGCCGGTCACGCCAGGCATTGGCCTGCGCGTTGATCTGGGCGATAGGCGCAGTCATGGCCTGCAGGCGGGCGCGGTCGGATTCGTTCAGGTGGGTGTTCAATGCTTGTCTCCCATGCCTTCCAGGTGGATGCCGTTGCGGCCGTACCACTGCTGCATGTTGGTCAGGTAGGTGCGCATCCCCTGCACGCTCAGCAGGCGCGTGACTGGCAGCCAGCGCATTGCCTCCAGCTGCTGCTCGTAGGGGAGCGGGTCGATCAGGTACTCGGCGCTGCGCGCGAAGTCCTCGTTTTCGAGGCGCAGGATCGGCACGCCGAACTGCAGCTTGGCGAAGCTGTGAACGTCCTCGGGGACTTCTCCGACCTCGTCGGCGATCTGCCGATACCAGCGGAACGCGAGCTTGTTCTGCTCGGCGCTGCGGTCATAGCCGCATGCCACGCTGACACGCAGGTACTTGTGCTTCTTCCAGGCCTCAGCCAGGCGGTGCAGGCCTCGGGTCAGGCTCTCGGTGCTGTTGATCGCGAACTGCATCAGTGCCCCTCCGCCAGATCGCGGAAGCGCATCGAGTCCGCAATCCATGCGCACCGAAACATCCCGGTGGGGCCGTGGCGGTTCTTCTCGATGTTCAGCTCCGCGACGCCCCTGTCAGCGGTGTCCGAGTTGTAAACCTCGTCGCGGTACAGCATCACGATGATGTCCGCCTCGCGGGTCAGCTCGTCGCTGTTCGCCAAGTCGCCGATTTCGGGGCGCTTGTCCGCGCGCTGGTCGACCGCAGCCTTGACCTGAGCAAGGCAGATCACGGGGATTTCAAGGTCGCGCGCCAAGTCTTTCAGGGTGCGTGCGCACTCGCCCACTTCCTCGTGGCGGTCACGGCCAGGCACCCGGATGCGCTGGATGTAGTCGACGTACAGGGCATCGATGCCGTGTCGGCGCTTCCAGCTGCGGGCTACGCGGCACACCTCGTCGAGCGTCGGCGCGCTGCGGTCGTAGACCCAGGCGCTGCGCTCCTGCCGCAGCGTGGTGACCGCCTGCGTGTAGCGCGGCCAGTGTTCTTCCTCGAACCTGCCATTGCGCAGGATCTCGGCCGGCATCGGCGCGTTCATCGCGATCAGGCGCTGCGCCATCTGCACAGCCGGCTGCTCGCCGGAAATGAGGCCGGCGCGGTGGCTGGCTTTCGTGGCGGCGTCAGCCATGTTCAGTAGCATGGCCGTCTTGCCCATGCTGGGGCGCGCGCCGAAGATGACCAAGTCCCCGCGATGAAAGCCGCCGAGCCGGCTGTCCAGGCGCTCGATGCCTGACGTGATGCCGCGCAGCGCCCCCTTCGACTCGTAGGCCGCCACGACTTCGACATGCGCGGCCTTCACGGCCTCGGCCAGCGTGTGGTCGTGGTCGCGCTGGCTACCCGACAGCTCCATCAGGTCGCGGACGCCCGAGTCCGCGACGGCCAGGCCATCGTCAGCCGCCATCGCCTCGC